TTGCAACTACGTCCTCCATATGGATGATACCGTTGAGGAGGTCATAGTTCACTTTCATATGCAATACGCTCTGGCGTATCGGTGCGTAGTTGAAATATGTCTTATTCGCGGCCCATTCGATACACGCCTCTCTCCATTTCTTCCCCTTTGCCTTGGAAGGAATGTTCTGCCTCGGAAATTCAACACTAATGTCCATTTTTCAATCGTTTACGAGGCAAACATACCAAGAATACGCACCCGTATTACGACTATAAATGAAACACTTATAGATTCAAAGTCGAATTGTAGTCAGGACCTAATTTTGAGAGATGTCTCTTCCAGTCAATGTCGAAGAAATCGTCATCAGATACATCTGGCGTATCGTCTATTGCTCCCTCTGCAGTGCCATATAGAATAATGAACTGTTCGCGGTAGAACATTGCTTGGAACATTGCACTTACACGGTCAGTATTCTTGCCGGGACCATACGAAACAAGCTCCTGCAGGAATGCCCTGTTGCGGATTTTATACAGCTGTGGCACATTCTCTATATGAGTTTCTCCGTTGTCGTCTTTAACCTCAACAGGGTATGTCTTCTTTAGCCAATCGTTAATCAGATCAACACCTGTACTGATGAGTGCAGAGTTAACGGACACGCCCTTTATGGATGAGCCATACATATCATACTTAACAAGACCTTTTGCGCGAACCCACTCAGGGCAGTCTGCGAGCATCCATAAGCACCTCTTCTTAGAGAAGTATGCGTACATCATCTTCCGGTTACTTTCGTACATTACCTGCGCATTATAGAAAACCGCAAGTAACCTTACTATCTCGTATCCATTCTCTGCTAGTTCTTGTCTTCCTGTATACTCTGCAGCTATCTCGTCATTGAATAAATCGAACACAAAAACGGACATAAGTGATTGAGACTCAGCCTTATCATTGTCAATGGGGTCCACAGAAACCACATAGCGATTACGTGGAGGATTACTCGGAGGCATTGCATAAATCTCAAGAGCACCCCTTTCGGTGTTTTCCACGGGGTATTCTCGTATAGGGACATCTCTCGTAGCACGAAACTCTACCTTGCCATTTACCTCTATAAGCTCACCAACGTAGATATCGTCATATATATGAGGAAGAGAATCAAGCTGTCTAATTCGCTCATTAAGCATAACTGTAGGGAAGAACGTAGAGCGGACACGGAGAATTGCTTCTTCGGGCGTTACTGGCATCTGAGCAACTCGTTTCAGGTACGAGGCCGCATCACCACCTTGTTTCACATTCCATCTCTCCATAAGGATTTGAAGAAGCGCTCTTACGACATCGGAGTTACCATTCTTATCCATACACCCCTCTCGTGAGATATATGACGGAAAGAAAAAAGCAAACTTACCTGCTCCTTTACCTCTCTGGTCATACACGTTGTCCATTGCTAATACCTCGAACGCATCAGGTTTATATAGTATTGTCCTGATGCTTGAGAAGTCGGACTCATCATCACCTGCGGTTCCTACGCCATACAAAAGCGAAAAGACATCCTCACCGTTTTTCACAGAGTCTCGCACATTATCCCACACGTCCTTGAAATTCGCATAATTACCTATTTCTTCAAATAGGATAAAACCACGCTTACCGCGGACCTTACCTTCGTCGTCTTTTACAGATAGACCCATAACTGAGTTAAGCGAGCCCTTCTCGTTCTTATTGTTGTCCTTATAGCCCATTACCCACAGCATATCTGAAGAACGCCTCGTAAGCATTAAACGCGGGAATTCCGTATGCGTGGCGGTAAAGTCGATTATCGGTGTAAACTTTGAGAATGTACCATCCTTCTGAGAAAGATATTCCTTTGTATATGCAGTTAAAACGGTCGTTACCCGTCGTGTAGCCTCTGCGTCTTCACCCAGTATCAGGTTGTGGGACATTATGCCAGCGAGTGTATAAGACTTACCAGCGCCTCGACGCGCCAATTCAACGCAGTGCTTGCCTACTTTACGAGCCTGCTCGATATAATGAAACCTGTAGTATATTCCCTCCCAAAACGCAGGAAATCCTTCAACTCTATGAACGATACCAGTCTTTTGAGAGCGTTCACTAATCATAATAGGACAGTAGTTGAGAAACCAGTACATCAGCCCGGTTACCCACTCTCCGTCAGATTCACGGACATAACCTTCTCTGCACCTTCTCACCTCTTCGTAGAACCATTTGCCGTATTCACTATTAGGGTTATTGTTCGGACGAAGCAGCGAATAACATCCGTTTTCTTTATAAAATTTTATCGCCGGACGGAAATAATCAACATCCTCCAATATATGTGGATGCGTTATATCCACAATGATACGACCTTGCTCGTCACGAGGAAGGTCTTTCGCTCTCGGTCTTTCGCCAATCATCCACTTCAGCAGCGGAACCGTATCTATAAACTCTAGGAATTGCTCGCCCACTTCCTCGGGATAAGCCTTAAGCAATTCTTCGGTGATTGGCGTTTGAAACTCATTCGTCTTTATTATCTCTCCCATCTTCTTCTCCTTTATAAACAGGCACTCCGTTCATCTGTAAAAAGGAATCTGTAAAAAGTAAGAACCTACGAACAGGGTGAACCAAATCAGCCCCATCGTAGGTTCCTTCTTTCCTGAATTCCTCTTTTACTGTTTCCATCTTTATACGTCTTCACCCACTGCCTTCTGAGCACTACCTCGTGCGTTATCGTCTGTGGCGAAATCCTGAGCCAATGCCTTCTCTGCCTCGACAAGAGCACGGGCGAGTTCGGGTACTTGTTTCAGTGCGCTGGTAACAGTAGCCACTTGGTATACCGGTTTATCATTCACTGTGGCAAAAAGGTCTACTTCAGCAAGGAACTTTCTCAGGTTATCAATACCCTTACGCATACCCTCGAGAAGAAGTGCCGCAGTCGTGGTTGTCTGTCTGCGGTAGATATCCATTGCCTCACGAAGCTGAACAGACGGCTCCCAGCTTTCCTCGAATCCCTCTTGCTTCTTAACCTCAACAGAGCGCTCCTTATCATCCACAAGATACTGGTATGTGCTCCTCGGGTCACACATAAACCACATATAGGAAATCTGTCTCCAGAACTCCTCTTTCTTTGTGGACTTGTCCTTTCGGAACATCTCACGGATAGGGCGGATAAGCAGCGCCTCATCCGCTATCTTGAATTCCTGTCCGTCAAATTCGATAAGCTTCATACTACGCCTTCTTGTGCTTTAAGTCCCACTGACGTTTCCAATTCGGTACGAACTTCAGGAAACGGGCATACAGGTTGACCATCGTCTCATTACCGCAGACGCATTTGTAGTCGAACTGATTATCTTTCAATGTAATCAAGATAATATCGCTACTCTTCAGGATAAGCTTAATCAGCTCAAACTTGCTTGGGGCCTTTTCCATATTACTTCTTTTTGCCTGTAGGTACACGAGAACCGGTAGCTACCTTTGTCATTGCGTTTGCACGCTTATTGAGGTCATTAGCCTTGGTCTTTGCTGCAGCAATAGCTGCACGCCTGCGAGTTGCGTCACCCATAATCTCTTCATAACGGGCCATAGTCTCGGCGTCGCTTTCGGCTTGCCAGCGCTTTTCGTCTGCGTTCATAATTTTAGTTGCCATAAATTATTCCTCCCATTTATATTTATGTAAAAGTGTCAGCATAGAACGGTCATTATCGTCGATAAGCTTCTCTTTCTTGGATCCATCTTTCCCGTTCAGCCACTTCCCGATAGACTCAGTCAGGTCAAGCATCTTCTCCTGAACATTCTGAGTTACGGGGACGCCTTCTTCTCCCTGGAACCACAGCTGGATTTTGCCGTTAGTTACAGTGATGAGAATCATAACGCCATCAGCCTCCTGCAGCTTATCCAAGAGGTATTCCTTGTATTCCTCTTTCCCTGGTTTGAAATTAATTGCCATTGCGGTCTCCAATAAATATCAGTTCATCGATTTCATACTCATCTTCGGGATGGTCCCTGTCATAGAACTTGGCTTTTCCTACGACTGATTCAGGTGTAGCATACACCTCAATCTCTCGTTTGGTCTTTTTAACGAACGCTTTCATTACTGCAGTAATCCGCCTTCATCGATACCATCGTACTCATCTACAACGTATTCGATATCGTTACTCTGAATAAACAGGTGCTCGACACCGTTGATGTTAATCATCGGAATCTCGTAAGTGATGCCGAGCTTGTCCGACTGCTTGTTGGTAGTCTCGTCGATAGCACCAGGAAGATGCTGGGCCTTTGCGTACCGCTTGAAATTAATCTTGACGATATCGCCTTCCTTTACATCCTTGGTCATGCTGCCGACAGATACGACATACTGATAAGGATTAAGCGTTCCCTCCATCTTGGTTGTATCGAGAATAAGTCCGCCACCAGTCTTCTGCTCACCGACATACTTCCGTGCAGTAACAACGATACCGGTAAAGAGAGGTCTTACGTGTTTAATGTTAAATGCCATCTTTTTTAGTTTTTGGAATGACCTGTCGGGCTAATTTCTTCCCATCCTGCCCGACAAGCCACACCCTGTTATACAATTCGTTTCCTTTTCGTTTTCTTAAAGGAGTCGGAGTCCTACCAGAGAGGATTGCCTCAGCCATGTCCTCGATGTCACTCTGAGT